TACAGAACGAACTATACGAAATCAAGAAGAAGACAATCGTCTTAACCAATGATATAGAGTCAGATCTTTAAGACTGCTAAATATTGGTATGCGTTTAGCAAAATGGCAATCAGAAGTTGCGGAAAACACACACCGTTTTAAAACTATTTGTGCGGGTAGGAGAAGCGGCAAGACATATCTCTCCATAAGAGAAATATGCTATCACGCAAGGCATCCTAATCAAAACATATTCTACATTACCTCATCATATCGTCAGGCAAAGATGATTGCTTGGAGATTGTTGAAAGAAAAACTATTGGACCTACGTTGGATACAAAAGGTCAACGAAAGTGAACTAACAATATTTCTTAAGAACGGTAGTATCATAAGCCTCAAGGGTGCTGAGAACATTGACGCTCTTAGAGGTGTAAGTCTATCCTACGTTGTTATAGATGAATGTGCTGATGTTGATCCAGAATTATTTCAAACCGTAATTCGTCCAGCACTTGCTGATCAAAGAGGTGGTGCTATGTTTATATCAACACCAAAGGGCAAATCAAATTGGTTCTATGACATATATCAGATGGAGGAGAAACTACCTAAGGAATGGAAGAGTTGGACCTTTACAACCAAACAGGCAGGCTTTGTAGAACCAGAAGAAATAGAACAGGCAAAATCAGAAATGAGTCTCAAACAATTTAGACAGGAGTTTGAAGCATCATTTGAAACAACAGAGGCAAGGGTGGCCTGGGCATTTGATAGAGAACACAACATCAAGGAAATGCCAGAAGGATTAGACTATAGAACAATACACGTGGGCGGGGACTTCAACGTATCACCAATCACCGCTTGTATATTTGTTCAACAGGGTGACGTGTTATGGTGCGTTGATGAGATCCAAATGTTCAATTCAAACACACAAGAAATGGCGGACGAAATACGCAACAGATATCCTAAGAGCAAAACGTTTTTCTATCCTGATCCAAGTGGTAATCAACGTAGAACAAGTGCCAATGGCATGACGGATCACAGCATCTTACAGAACGCAGGCTTCATAGTAAAGGCCCCAAGAAGGCATGATGCTATAAGGGATAGGATCAATGCTACAAATGCCAGATTCTGTTCAGCAGACGGCATAAGAAGGCTCTTTATAAGTAAATCGTGTAAATACACTATAGAAAGCATGGAAAAATACAATTTTCGTGAAGGGACGCAGGTGCCTGCCAAGGGCGGGAAGGCAGACTTTTCGCACCAATTTGACGCTCTAAGTTATTGCGTAGCATTCTTATTTCCATTGCGTAAAGAGGTTGTCCCTGCTCTTCCTCAACGTTGGGGACATGGTATAACAACAGAAACTGTCTAAATTAGAAGGAAGATAAATGGCGACAATTACAGAAACAATACAAACAGAGATTAGTCATTTAGTATCAGGCAATGAACTATATGACACCTATCAACCAAGATGGCGTTATCTATTAGAATCATACTTAGGTGGTGAAACTTACAGAGACGCAAAACATTTAACAAGATATCAATTAGAAACAGATGGCGAATACACAGCAAGGTTAAGAGCAACACCTCTAACCAATCACTGTTACTCCGTTGTTTCAATATACAAATCATTCTTGTTCAGACAACCACCAATCAGAGAATACGGTTCTATTGAAGGACTACCAGAATTAGAAGAATTCCTAAAAGATGCTGACATGGACGGCAGAAGCATGGACGCATTCATGAAGGACGCAATGTGTTGGGCATCAGTGTTTGGACATTCATGGATCGTTGTAACACAACCAGACGTAGGTGCTACAACAAGAGGTGACCAACGTGAAGCAGGCGTTCGTCCATACCTTAATTTATTAACACCACTCACAGTTTTAGATTGGCAATACACAAGACTACCAAACGGCAAGTATGTGTTAAAGTATTTCAAATATTTAGAAGACGTAAACCAATCAATCCGTGTTGTAAAAGAATGGACACCAGAGATTATCAAGACGTCCATTGTTGATGTTGACAAGGCTGAGATACAGGAGCAGTATGAAGAAGCAAACCAATTGGGTATGATTCCTGCTGTATGTGTATACAATATCAGAAGCACCGTTAGAGGCATAGGTGTTTCAGACTTGGCAGACATAGCGGACTTACAACGTTTCATTTACAATGCTACATCTAACATAGAAGAATCAATAAGACTAAACACACACCCTTCACTTGTTGCTACACCAGAAACAAACGTAGGCACAGGTGCTGGTGCTCTTATTCATATGCCAGAGAACTTAGATCCTGGACTAAAACCTTATATGTTAGAATACACAGGAGCAAGTGTAGAAAGCATACACAATTCAATCCAACAAACTGTGGACGCAATTGATAAGATTGCTAACACAGGGTCAATCCGTAGCACAGAAGCAAGACGTATGAGCGGAGTTGCCCAGGAACAAGAATTTGAATTATTAAACGCAAGACTTTCAGAAAAGGCAGATGCCATTGAATTAGCAGAAGAATATGTATGGAAGTTATGGTGTGCGTATCAGGGATACGAATGGACAGGCTCAATAGATTATCCTGGTTCATTCAACATAAGAGATACTCAGAGCGAGATACAACAACTTAAGATAGCCAAAGATAGTGCTACAGATAAGAAAGTCCATAAAGAGATTGATAAACAAATCATGGAATGGATGGAAGTTGATCCGTCAGTAATAGAATCCCTGGATGCGTATATACCACACGTGATGCGTGACCCACAGACAGGCGCAGAGAGAGTCGCCCAAACAGAGGCAGAACACTTGGCGCTACAAAGTCAGGGATGGACGCATCCAGAGGACAATATGGACCAATTAAGGGATATAGAAGAATAAGGAGAATATCATGGCTATGAAAAAGAAAAAGAAAAAAGGTGGAAAAAGAGGCGGTAAAAGAGGCGGTAAAAGATAAGGCTCTTTGGAGTGATTATTTTTACTCCATCCGCTCTTATTGTCCATGGAGTTATAGTGCCTGGAAGAGAAACAAGATAGAAATTGTTTTATACACAGGAGACATAACGGACTTAGGAGATTTAGAAGCCAGGGTTCACTGTTGCGACAGGAAGCCAAGGTTGCTAAAAAAGATTGAACAACGTCTTAATGACGAACGTCAATCAGAAGAGTGGTTACACAGCCACCCTTCATTTGGTATTAACTCTACACCAGTGCCTGTGCTTATACAACAGGACAGATTAGGGTTACAACGTGCGAGACGAACCGTATAAAAACGGTGTAATCAAGCATTTGAATAAATATGTTTATATAAACTAACTCATAGGAGGCGATGTCACAATGTCAGACAATACATTGGTAAATGAAGAAAACGTTACTCAAACGGAGGCGACACCAAACGCAGAAATTGAGGCACCAGCGGAAAAGACTTTCACGCAAAAAGAAGTAGACGATATGATGGCCAGAATGAAAGGGTCTATCACTCGTAAACTTGAAAACAAATATTCTGATTTAGGAGATGTAGAAGAATTACGTCAACTAAAAACGGAGGCAGAAGAACGCCAACGTAAGGAACAAATTAAGCGTGGAGAGTTTGAAAAGACTCTACAAGAACTTGCCGCTAAGAAGGATAGCGAAATCCAAAAACGAGACTCTATAATCAAGGAGTATAAGGTTAACACACCGTTGCTTAATGCGGCGGCAAAATATAGAAGTGTAAATCCTGAACAGGTGAAACAACTTTTATCTAACCAAGTGCGCCTAAGCGAAGGGGGTGACGTTGAGGTAGTAGGCAAAGACGGATCAGTCCGTTACAATGACAGTGGAGCACCAATTGGTGTAGACGATTTAGTTAAGGAGTTCCTTGACACGAATGCCCATTTTGTAGCACCAACTGTTTCAACTACTAATTCAAAGAGTAGCCTAGGTGTTGAATCCAACACTGGTAAAATAGAATTCTCCGCATTGGATATGAGCAATCCTGAACATCGTAAGAGATATGCTGAGGCAAAAGCCAAAGGTAATATCACTTACTAAAATGCCAAAACATTTTTAGTTAAAGGAGAAAACAAATGGCTAATACAACAAGTATCAACAGCGAACTGTTTACAGCCTTACTTGGTGACGCTCAATTTGCGGCGTATGAATCAAGCATCGCAAGACAGTTAGTGACTGTATTTGATATGCCTGCTCAATCAGGCAAAACAATCCAAGTGCCAGTATACACAGCGGTTTCTGCCGCTGATCTAACAGAAGGAACTGCTCCTTCTGCCGCTGACACTAATACTAACTCAGTTGACATCACACTTGCTGAAGTTGGAACATACTTCCAAGTGACAGATTTCTTAAGAGACTCTGCTCAAAGAGATGTCATTGGTGACTTAGGCGCACAGGCTGGACGTGCTATCGCAGAAAAAATGGACAACAAAGTGTTCGCACTTTTCAATTCATTAACACAATCTGTAGGCACTGAAGACTCTGCTATAACTGTTGACAACTTAATGGACGCTATTGCTACATTAAGAGGCAACAAAATCACTGGCCCATTAGCGGCTGTGATTGGTCCAAGACAAGCACTTCAAATCAAGAAAGCATTATACAACGCAGGTGGCACAGTTGCTACTGCTAACAACTATGGTGCTTCTATCCTTGAAAGAGGCTTCATTGGAACTATAGGCGGATGTTCTGTATACGAATCTGCTCTTGTTAAATCAGACTTAAACACTGACGCTGATAGCGAAGAAAACATGGTAGGGGCTGTATTTGCTCCAACTTGTTTGGGTCATGCTATGCGTGGTGGTGTTAAAATGAAGACTGAAGACAAAGCGGCGGCTCGTGCTACTGACATCATGATGAGTGTTGATGTAGGACAAGCAATACTTCAAGCGTCACATGGCGTGAAGATTGTTGGTTCTGCTACTGACTAATCTGGGAGTAAAGTAGTATGTCCTTCATAATAGACTCTAATGTCACAATTAGTTTCGCAGATTTTCAAGATGTCGTTGACAAAGATCAGCGCCTTTTTGATTCCAATGAAGGACTAACTGATGATGTCGTAGAAGACGGTTTAATTAGGGCGACGGAGCGTATTTTAACAAAGATACGCTCCTCATCCTGGTGGCGTTCATACTACATCAGACGTGATAGTTCAATTGCTTACAATACCGTAGCAGATGTTCCTGCTGTAGATCCAGATAAAATCAAAAGTCGTCTAAATGACTTTAGAGATTTGGCAATCTATGAAGGTTTGAGTGAATATATTCTACCTATTGTCGCTGACTTTGGAAACGAAGACAACGCAGAAAGACAAAAGATGGGTTATTACAAAAACAAAGCGGAAGCATTATTCAATGAACTTATCATTGCTGGTGATTGGTATGATTTTGATGGGGACAACACCGTTGAATCCTCTGAGAAATCGCCAGGACAAATCAACCTTAAGAGGATACGTTAAATGCGGCAAGAGATACTTAATTACGTCAACGGGTTATCATTAGGAACATTCAGTGTTTCAAGTGAATTGCCCTATGACCAGAGTGGAACAGCATTGTATCTAAGTAATCCTAAAAAGATTTACGTAGGCAATGAGCAAACAAGCACTGAACCACTCGTAAGTGCCTTAGACGGACCTGTCATTGACAACGAAGTCACAACGGTTAGTATCTACTTTTCTGCGGATGCGAAGCAATTACCAGCGAATTACGATACATTAGTTACGAACTTGAGAGCGGCGAAAAACATTACAACTGTCACGGGCATACACCGTAGAGAGTTGGATGCTGTAACTGAATTTCAAGGCGATCTAATAGTTAATTCAATGGAAATACGTTTTAATAAAGTAACCTAAAGGAGAAAACAAAATGGCTTACATTTATCCAGCACCAGGAGTCAGCGGCGTTCAATCAACACTATCTATTAGTGTTCAGGCGAACGGTTCAGACACTGGTCTTACACTACCTGCTCTACAGGATGTGACTGTAAACAACGCCAACGATGTTTTTACTTGGACTCAATTAGACAGTGGATCTAAGCAACAGATTGCTACTACTGCCACAAACAGTTTAGGTATGAACTTGGTGTTAGAACAGGCTTCATTCTTTGGAGACAGCACAACAACTGCCAATACGGCGGCTTACAGTGGAGTTTTTGGATTGTCAAAAAACAAAACAAAAGTTTCATTCTCACTTTACCTTGGTGACACTGACGGTGGCGCTACTGGTAAAACAATTACAGGTGATGGTTATATCACTGGTTTAGCACCTACTGTTTCAGCAGATGCTCCAGTTTGGGTAACACCAATCACTATCACTGTTGATGGAGACTACACAGTTTCTTAATCCTTGTGATTAAGGAAGGTGAGGGCAGTATTGGGGGGTTTTACCCCCCAATATTCCTAATATAATAAATACAAAGAGAGATAGATTGATGGATGTATTAGATAAAAAAACGGACAAGGAACTTGTTCAAAGTATACAGGCAGAAACAGCAAAGGCAACCAATGAAATAAAAACTGCGGAAGCAGACATTAAGAAAGCGATAACAAGATTAAAATTTGTTATCATGCTAACACACAAACTGATTGAAAGGAATGGAGATTAACAGATGAAACTTACAGAATTAGCAAAAGAACCCCAATTAACAAAGATAGTATTAGACGACCAGTCCCTTGTGGAAAGGTATAAAGATCCTATTGAGTTTTGGGTGTATGACAGAGTAGATATGTCAACGTTTATGAAATTGGCAAATTTACAAGGACAACAACAGATGGAAGAAGTTGTAAATGTTATGAAAGAATTAATCCTTGATGAAAAAGGAAAACCAATTCTTGCTAACGGCAAGGTTCTACCAAATGATGTTATGATAAAGGCTGTTGAGAAGACTGTGGTCGCTTTGGGAAACTTCGTGACCCCAACTTCCAAGACGGCTTAGGTCCTGAAGTATCAAATTTATTGATACTTGATTCTGTCGCAAGAAGGTATGGTTTATTACCTTCGCAACTGATGAGGTTGGGGGATAGTTTAGATATGAAATGTGCTAATCTTTCGTTAGAATACGAATCATATCTAAATAAAAAAGAGAGGGGCAACCTTAAGGACAAAACGGATCATGGGTATAGCACACAGGATCTAAAAGGTATGTTAGACCAGGTAAAGGAGCAAGACGATGGCAGGAGTAGTTAAAGTTCAATCAGCAAGGATTAGAAGAAGCCTTGGGCGTATTGCCGCTCGTTTTGATGATTTGCCACAAGACGCATACAAATATTGGAAAAGCATTACTCCAATTGACACAGGAAATGCCCGTCGTAGAACAAGACTACAAGGTCGCAAAATCAAAGCCAATTACAATTACGCTGTGCCACTTGATAAAGGACACAGCAGGCAAGCACCGCGTGGTATGAGTAAACCAACTACAGAATACATCAAGGATAGAATATCCCGTGTAATATTAAGGAAATAAGCGATGGCAGATTTAAGATATACCGTTGACGTAGATACTAGAGGCGCACAACAATCTATAACAGGTTTAAAATCAACGTTAGGTGGTATTGCGGCGGCAGTTGCGGCGGCATTCTCATTCAGAGAATTAGCAACGACTACTGCTCGTTTTGAAGATCTTAGAACTACCTTAAAATTCTTATTTAGAGAGACAGGCGATGGTGCTCAGGCATTTGAACAGATCAAAGCATTTGCCAAATCAAGTGTATTCTCAGTTGAAGACCTTACAGCAACGGTTGTTAAATTAAAAAGTGCTGGATTAGATCCAACAATCAAACAACTGTCATTATTTGCTGATGTTGCCAGTGTTGCTACTGATTCAGTTGGTGCTTTACAAGCCATCACAGACTTGTTTGCCAGAACTACAGAAGGTGGTTTGGGTCTTGAGGATCTAAACAGACTTGCTGATAGAGGTATTCCTGTATTCAAAATTCTTGGTGATAAACTTGGACTATCCAGACTTGAAATATCTAAATTTGGACAAACGGCAGAAGGCGCACAGATTATTCTTGGTGCTCTTACTGAAGGTTTGGAGGAGATGTTCGCAGGTGCCAGTGAAGAAAGAGCAAACAACCTTAGCCAAGCATTTAGTAACCTTGGTGATGCTCTGGGTAACGCCGCTGATGCCATTGGACAAGGTGGATTTAACCAAGCATTAGGTGATGCTGTTAGAGGCCTTTCAAACTTTATTGAACGTAATGAACAATTAATCGCATCCATAGGAGCAGGTTTAGGCGCCGCCATAACATTTGCCACAGACAATTTTAAATTCTTAGCGGCAATCATAGGTGGTGTGTTTGCGGCAAAAACAGCAGGACTTATCCTAACCATTGCGGCGGCTACATTTGAATTTGCCAAAGGATTAAGAGCGGCGGCAACAGCAGGTGCCGTGTTACAGGGTGTTACAGGTATTGGTCTGGCTAAAGTAGCCGCAGGTGTTGCCGCGGCGGCAGGTATCATAGCAACCATTGACAATCTAACAGGAGATGCCGCTAACAACATAGAAGAACTAAACAAAGAATTAGAAAAAATAGGCGAAGATTCAAATATGCCTGAAGGTCCTCTAATCAAACCTGAATTGGACACATCTGAAATAAACAACTTCAAAGACCAGTTCAAAGACCTTAAAGCAAAACAGGACGAAATCACACGTAGTTCAATAGACTACTTCAAACAATACAAAAACTCTGTTCAGGATGTCAAGAAAAAGGTAGAACAAGAAGAACGATATCTTACAATGACAGAAGCACAGGTTAACGTTCAACGTGAACTTGATAGATTTACACAAAATTATTTCAATACAATCCGTCCTTTACAAGAGAAGGTGTTAGACCTACGTAAGAAAAACACTGAAGAAACTAAGATACAAGCAGACGAGATTGAAAAACAAATAGGGCAAATTACAGAATTATACGATGTAGAATTAGCAGGTCTTAAAGAAGCATTAGAACTTAGAGAGAAAACTCGTATTGAAGAAGAAAGTCGTCTTGCTATACTACAAAACCGTAGAGACTTAGAAGAAGATTTAGCGGATTCAATCAAAGAAAGTCAACGTAGTCTAAATGACTTGAGCCTAACACCATTCCAAAAAGAAATAGAAGACATTCGTAGACAGATTGATGACAAACTTATACAGTCAATTCGTAACATCAAAGGACAATTTGAAGATGGACTTATTTCAAGTGATGCCTATCTTAACGAGATAAAAGTATTAGAAGCAGAAGCAGAAAAGGCATTTGAAAAGATTACTGAAAACGCAAGACGCCAAAGAGAAGTTCAACGTTCATTTGAATTTGGTTGGCGTAAAGCATTCCAGAACTTTGCTGATGATGCCACAAACGCGGCAAAGACAGCAGAAAAAATGTTTACACAAATGAGTAGGGGTATTGAAGACACAATAGTTGATTTTGTCAAGACAGGTAAGTTAGAATTTAGAGGACTTATTGCTGATATGCTTGAAACTCTATTGCGTAGCCAAATACAACAACTAATGGCACAAACACTTGGCGCATTTAGCGGTGGTGGAGGTGGTGCTTCATTGAGTAAATTGTTTGCTGGCTTCTTTGCCAATGGAGGTATGATTCCTTCAGGTTCGTTTGGTGTTGTAGGCGAAAGAGGTCCTGAACTTGTAAGTGGACCAGCAACCGTTATGCCAATGTCAGGCGGTGGCGCAGTTACATATAACATCAACGCCGTTGATGCGTTGAGTTTCAAATCATTGATAGCAAGAGATCCTGGATTCATTCATGCTGTTGCTACACAAGGTGCTCGTAAGGTGCCAACAAGGAGATAGATAGATGAGTTTTCAATATGTTATAAACAACGCAACAACGTTAAGCATAAACAGGTTAAACACAACTGCCTCTACGCAGGCAAGAGATGGAACAGTCAAAGCAGTAAGCAGAGGTGTTCCTAAAAAATTATTTACGGTGCGTTTACCAGATGGTCCTAAGTGGGCAGACGAAAGAACGTCAATTGAAGGACTAGAAACGCTTGGTAAAAACACAACAGGCACAATAACTATCACCTATGCTAAACATCCTTGGTATTACAGCAATTCAGCACCAAGTTCTGAAGAGTCATACACAGTTCTTTGTGTGGATTTTCCGCAATGGGAGGTGTTTGGTAATCAACAGGTTAGATGGAGTGGTCCGTTTGTGTTTGTGGAGGTATAAATCTTGACAACACTTACTTCATACACATCTGTTAAAACAAATTTATTTGTTAAATTGGTTGTTACTCAATATAGAACAACTTCAACAGCGGCATTTGCCGTTCAGACACTTCTATTTACAGACAGTGATGCGGCAGTAACAATAGGTTCAGACACTTATACTCCTTTAGGTGAATTTCTAAATGTTACACCAACCACAAGTGAATTACGTCCAACATCAGATCAAATAACACT